ATCTTAAGTTTGAGCTGGGCGTTCCGCGATGTATGGGAAAGCCTCTATCAACCCATTAACTTGTTGTTCATTGATGAACTTGTTGATTCGGGCATGGACAGCTCGGGCGTAGAAAATTCACTTGCTATTCTAAAGAAAATGAGTAGGGACAGTAATAAATCAATTTGGTTAGTGAGTCACAAAGATGAATTAGCCGGACGTGTGAACAATACTCTACACGTTGTTAAAGAAAATGGGTTTACAAGTTACAACACTGATGTCGAAATTGTTTAGTACTCAGGATCTTCATATCGAAGTCAGCAGTAAGTGTACATTGAAATGTCCACGTTGCCCCCGTACGGAATTAGATCCCGACGGACTAAATCGAGAGTTTAGCATTGCAGAATTTCGAGCAGCATTTCCCGTTGATCAATTAAAAGATGTGCGTAAGATAGTATTTTGCGGGGACATTGGTGATCCAATATATGCCACAGACTTCATAGAGATTGTTGAATACCTAAAAACATTTAGCACAGCAGATTTATCAATTGTTACTAACGGCAGTTATAAAAAGACTGAGTGGTGGCAACAACTAGGAAAATGGTTAAGTAACTATGACACTGTTACATTCAGTGTAGACGGATGGGATCATGACAGTAACAACCTTTATCGTATCAATAGTAATTGGGACAGTATTATTAATGGTATTCAATCGTTAAGAGCCGCAAGTGATTGTAGAATTTCTTGGAGTACCATATATTTTAATTTCAACGAAGATCGGATAAGTCGTATTAAGTCAATTGCCACTAGTCTAGGGTGTGATGAATTCCAATCGGTTCTTAGTTCAAAATTTGACGGACGCTACAGTGTAGACGGGGTTGATTCATTGAAACCCACCAACATATCTAATGTTAGTACCGGACAGTATGTTAAAGAAACACTTACTCTCAATCGTATAAGACGTGTTCATCCTATACGATACCATAATAATCACGAATGGGCACGTTGCTTAAACTGGCAAAAAGAATTGTTCGTCAATGTAGATGGACTAGTATTTCCGTGCCCATGGTTTAATAGTGGATACCAAGAAAATGACTTTGTACAAAAATACCGAGATCGGTTAAGTGTTAAAACTAGAAGTCTTAATGAAGTATTAGAAGATCCCATGTGGGAAGAATTTATTACTCGTATAGAAACCATGCCCTTGGAAGTTTGCAGGATTAAGTGTCGTGACTGTAGATAAAGTATTTTGTAATATACCCTGGAAAGAAGTACACATCAATTCTGATGGTACATATCATTCATGTGGAGCACAACCCAATCGCGTTACAGGTACAGACTTAGCAACAAAACACAATGTGTTTACCATGCCCATAGATGAGTGGATCCATGGTGAACATCAATCTCGTGCTCGTAACAATAAACTCAATGGGGTAAGTGAACCGCTTTGTTCCATGTGCTATGGTGAAGAAGTTGTGGGTTCCGTTAGTAAACGTATCAAGGAAAATCACAAGAGTGGTATTAGTCCTGTTAACTTTTACGAAACGTTTGATCCCACACAGTTTACAACCCCTGTGATTAACAGCTATCACATCAGTATAGGTAACGAATGTAACCTAGCATGTCGAATGTGTACGCCATGGTTTAGTAGTAAGATTGCCGCAAACGATCGCAAACTAGGGTTGTGGGGTGGTGAAGTAAAACTCAACTGGACTGCAAACGAAACCGCATGGAAAGATGTCACTGATCATATTTGTAACAATACCAATTTGGAATTTGTGCATATCATTGGTGGCGAACCACTGTTGAATCCTCGCTTTGAAGAATTTATTGATTTATTGATTGCCGCAAATAGAACCAATATCTATATAGGATTTACCACAAACGGAACTATGTTTTCGGAAAGCCTAATAGAAAAATTAAATCAATTTAGGCATGTAGATATTGGTATTAGCGTAGAGTGCATGGGTGTGTTAAATGACTACATTAGGCAAGGTTCTAGCACACAAACTGTACTAGACACCATCGATTTGTACCTTAAACATCGCAAAGAAGCACATGTTTATGTTACACTACGTGCAGTACCCAGTGCGCTAAGTGTGCATACACTAGATGATTTATATCGGTGGTGTTTGGATCGTAAGTTAGATATTATGACTAACTTTTTAGATAGACCCGATTTTTTACAAATTAGACACCTACCCGAAGATATCAAGAATAGACTATTAGTCCAATACAAACACTGGCAATTTTCAGAACCATTACCAGGAGAATCAAATCCACGAGATCCCAACAGGTATCGTGAACACATAGACGCAGAAGTCAAAGCAATCATTATGGCATTAAATCAACCCGGAGATCCGGAGCAAACAACCAAATTATACGAAAAACTCTCATTATGGCACTGGCTAGACAATCGCGATATAGCAAAATATTTTGAAACCTTAACTATAGGATAACTATTGTACATGGATATCAACTCAACATGACATGGTTATTTGAAAATGCTAACGTGGAAGAATTACCCGAAGATTGTGTTGGATTTGTATACGTTATCACCAACACAGTATCTGGGCGCAAGTATATAGGTAAAAAACTAGCAAAATTCGCAAAAACTACGGTTAAAACAGTAAAACTCAAAAACGGCACAAAAAAGAAAAAACGAATCCGCTCAAAAATCGATAGCGATTGGAGAGAATATTATGGCTCAAGTGATGAATTGAAGAAAGACATCGAAGCATTGGGTGCTGACAAATTTACACGGGAAATACTATACTTGTGTAAAAGTAAAGCAGAATGCAGTTATGTTGAAGCTAGAGAACAATTCGCTCGTAAGGTATTAGAATCAACCGATTATTATAACGGACAAATCTCTGTCCGTGTCCATGGCTCCCACATTATAAATAAAATTTAATTATTATGACAAGAAAACTTGATTATAGTAGAACTAATAAAAACGATACTGAATTTTTAAACGATCCGTTTTGGGCCAATCCAAAAACAGGATTTGACAAAGCATGGCACGAACAAAGAAACAAATTTAAGCAACATCTAGGCATACACAAAGAACATGATTGGGAAATTATCAACAAACCCAGTGGCCCACACGCAGGCAAAGTAATTTGCAACACATGTGGCGGAAAGTTTGTTAATTGGATTCCAAAAGGTTACATATCATCTAACACATAAGGTTGGCGGGCCAGATATAAATTCCGCTGTGGAAAAACCGATATAAGAAACCGGACACGTGACATATTGAGGCACTCCCGTGGGTTTATCCCACTATCCTGAAAAATCGGAAGTGAGTCTGAGAGCAGAACCCTATGCTCGACGCATTGATATAGTATGAATTGTTGGCATACGAAAACACTGGCTATAAACATCTAAACGCTAGGAACGAGGTTTAGAGCACATAGAAATATGTGGATCGTGGTAGGAAGGAAAAGCACAGAGTCCTTTAGCATTAACAGTGAAAAAATTACCTACTTCCAATGTCTCGGCTAGTGATACTCACATGAAGCGGACTGGATGGAACCTTTAAGAGGTTCCGTCTGACTAGATTTATCTACATGAAACTATTATTCGCTTCGCTCTTACTTCTAATATATAAAAAATGTTGTGAGCTGATAAGCGAACAACAGATGTCTTTAGACATCTTAAAAGAATGGCATTCCTGTTTTTTTAGTTGTTTCTATATTCTCATTGATCAAATCAGATATGATTTTTCGCTCTGAAACAGATAATCCCATTGCTTCAGCAAAACTGATGCCACCACGCATAAACCAACATATTTTTAAGGCTTCTTGTTTCGAGGACTTGACATCTTTTTCGTACTTCTCGATGATGTCAGTGATTCCCTGGTTGTCTAATTCTAGAAGCCGTTGCCGAAAAAATTTGCGTAATCAAAACTCATTGGGATCGCATAGGTCTTTGTGCATTCACCACATTGAACTTGTTGTGGTTTGATTTGAAATGAATCATTATACTCGCCAAGCCTGACTTGAATTTCTCTGGTCAATTTGTTTTCCACATTTTGATAGAACTCTAATATATGATCTTTGTTGTTAACAATAGTGCCATCTGACATCTCAATATAGTCTGTACTATCTCTAAGAGTATTAACACTAATTTCAGTCAAGCGTTGCATACTTTTGGTAATCTCAATATTCTTAACTTCTGGATCCATTGCTGCATTATTAAGGGTATCAATGATCTTCTGTTCTTCAAATTGAATCATGCTGGTTTTATTTGCAGTAAAATACGGCTGTGGACGTAATTTAATTTTAATGTCGTTATACTCAACTTTTTCACTGTAATCGGGTGCCACCAATCCATCTAGATACGGGCGCAAATCAATTGCGTGTGAGTTTTCTGCATTACAATGCGGACATACTGTATCAAAGTCCATGTTATGTCCGTATGTGGCAATACGAATAGCAATAAGCAATGCATCAACATCAACACTGGGTGTTTGCCAGGCATCTTTGATTTCTGGGATACAACTTTGTATTACACTTACGATACCAGCACCATTAAGTAATGCATCTGGGGTTTTTAGTGTAATCTCATCTTTGGCAGTCATTGGGTATACTGCCAATTCTTCATTTACTGGCATATCCAGGGATTCGTTGGGCCAAAAACGCCCTTTACTGGGTAAACGCATATAGATAGCTGGGTGTCTAAAATAACCACTCAGTGGGTTGGTTTTTTTGACTTCGGGTTGATTTTCCATGGTTTTTGATCCTATAAATACTATTGGTAGATACTATATTTATTGGGCAAAACGACTATGGATTTTGATTACGAAAAACTGGCTGAAGCAATACGCAACGGCACACCTGTAGGCAATCGATCAATTGATGTAGACTCAGTTGAAAAAGAATTAGATAACTTTAAAAAATCACTCAGTGCCCAAGTCAAGGAATTAAACAAGGCGCAGCCTGCATGGAAAACTCTTAGTCAGGTTGTTTCTGGTAACAATGTAGCAGGTAAAGATTTTGGATATGCATTAAAGAAAATACAAACTGAACTTGAAAGTTACGAAGAAGCCATCAAAAAAGCCACAGAAACCGCAACTGATGCTGCAGGTCGTGAGCGAGTTGAAGCATTAGAAGCCAGTAAACAAGAAGTAATAAAAGCTCAGAAAGCGACCGAGACCGCGGCTGCTATGGATACAGCCAAAACAGCATCAATGAACTTTGGTACTGGTCTTACTAAAATGTTGGGCACTACACTAATCCAAGGTGCCAGTCAGTTTATTAAAGGTCTGCAAGCTGGTCAAGACGGAATTGAGTTGTACGGAAATGCAGCCAAGGCCGCTGCTCAAGCCACAACTGATGGTGTAGGCATGGCCGGTGATGCTGTGGGAGCATTGGGTACTGGGCTGTCAATGCTGTCCGGGCCTCTAAAAATTGTTGGTATTGCATTTGCTATATTGGGACCTTTGGTAAAAAATGTTGCCTCAATGTTTGGCAAGGTTGCCCAAGAAGGCTTGGATGTACTACAAAAAGAAGTACAAAAAACTCAGAAAGCATTCAGGGACGCAAGTTCAAGTGGTGCCTTATTTGCCGATGGTATGAGTGGATTACGTGATTCTGCACACAAAGCAGGATTAACAACAGACCAATTTGCTGAGGTATTAAAGAATCAAAGTGCAAATATAGCAGCCAGTGGCCTGGGCATGACAGAAGGTATGAAACGTCTGGGTGATGTTAAAACTGCAATGAAACGTTCTGGTATTGAAGCCAGCTTGATGAATTTGGGATACGGATTCAAGGAACAGGCTGAACTGGTTGCAGAAACACAGGCCAATATTGCACGTAGCGGCGCTGGCGCAGGGACCACTGATGAAGTTGCAAGACAAACCAAAGCATATGCTGAAAATTTGCGTTTGATTAGTAACTTAACCGGTGAAGATGCCAAAGCCAAGATGAAACAGGTGCAGAATGAAAATCAAATTCTAGCATTCCAGAATAAAATTGCCGAACTTGGTCCGGAACAACGTGCTCAAATTGATGCTGCTATGGCCAACATGAGCGAAGCAGACAAGAAGTCTCTACGTGACCGTATTATTAATAATGGAGCCGTGGTTAACAAAGATGCGGCTTTATATGAAGCAACCAATGCAGGAGCCAGAAAACAAAATGAAGCAATTTTCAATCTATATAAACAGGGTAATCTAACTGCAAGTACAGTTGCAGATACACAAGGTGAATATGCTGATTCTATCAAAGCTGGGGCAAGAGCCAACCAGGCCGCGGCTGTTGCGGCCTATAATTCTGGTAGTGAAGCAGCACAGAGTATTGCAAAATCTAATCTAGAAGGGTTAAACCAGACAACTAAAATTAACAAAGCATCAGTGGCCGCAGCAAAGGGTGCAGTTAAAGGTCAGGAAGAAACCAAAGATCCGTTGACCAAGAAAGTGAACGAAATTGAAACATCGGCACAAAATTTTAAAGTGGCACTAGAAGAAGAACTGACTCCGGCAATTACTAAATTTGCCGATAAGCTAATGCAAGGATCTGAACTTTTAAATGAAAAATTAGAAACATTAGGTCTTAAAAATAAATCTACCGGTGAAAAAGTTGGTGGAGCAGTAGGCGGAGCAACAGGAGCAACTGCCGGAGCAGGTCTTGGAGCATGGGGAGGTGCTGCAGCCGGTGCTGCAATTGGGTCTGTAGTCCCAGTTCTAGGAACAGCGGTTGGGGCCATTGTTGGTGGCTTACTTGGTGCTGCTGGTGGTGCATCGCTTGGGTGGATGGGCGGACAAAAAGCTGGTGAGGGTGCTGCGCACATGATGGGGGCCAAGGATAGTGATAGAAAACTGGCCGACGGCGATTTTATTAGAAAACCAGAAAGAGTTATAGTTGGTGATGGTGGCAATGAATATGTAATGCCAGAAAGCAAACTTGACGGTGTTGCAGCCAAGTTGTATAACGATATGGCCGCAATGATGCCGATGGGCAAGATGAAAGATAAGTCAGGTGGATCTGGTATGTTTGACGGTATGATGCCATCGGGCAAGATGAAAGATAAATCGAATATATCAGGAATGTTTGATGGTATGGCATCCAAATTAGGGTCAATGGCATCATTGATGCCGGGACCAATTGGGTTAGCTGCAAAAACAGCTACAAGTATGTTTGGTGATGAACCTACAGATTCTAAAACAGGCGGAAGTGATATGTCTGATTTGCTAAAAGAACAAAACTCTTTAATGAAAGAACAAATGGACAAGTACAACACCATGATTGATAGACTCACTGATTCCTCTACAAATATTGAGCGACTTATGCACTCAATGAGTTAAAGCAACGGTAAATATAACATACCGGAATATATAAGATATGGCTACTTGGAAAAAGTATTTTAAGACTGCAAACCTACCCAGCAACGTTAGTCCCTTGGGCAACGGCCGCCCAGCTGACCCTGGATATCGTAATTACCAAAGTACATTACCAGAAATTTACACAGGGCATCCAAACCGTGTTGAGCGTTATAACCAATACGAACAAATGGACATGGACAGTGAAGTTAATGCTGCACTAGATATTTTGGCTGAATTTAGCACCCAAAAGAATTTAGAAAATAATACAGCATTTAGTATACATTACAAAGAAAAGCCAACTGATAACGAAGTTAAGATTATCAAGGAACAGTTATTACAATGGGTTGCTCTAAACGACTTTAACAAACGTATCTTTAAAATATTCCGCAACACCATCAAATACGGCGATCAAGTATTCATCCGTGATCCAGAAACATTCAAACTGTTCTGGAGCGAAATGAGTAAAGTTGTTAAGGTAATTGTAAACGAAGCAGAAGGCAAAAAACCCGAGCAGTACGTAATCAAAGACTTAAACCCCAACTTTGAAAATCTAACAGTTACCGCAGTAAGCACAAGTGATACATTCAGTAATCATCCACAAGTGGGTGGTCCAAGTGGAAGTTATATACAACCTAGCGGACAGCAAGGTGGCGGATCACGTTTCCAACATGCACAAAACGAAGCTGTTATCAATGCAGAACACGTGGTGCATATCAGTTTAACTGAAGGTCTAGACGTATTTTGGCCGTTTGGCACTAGTGTATTAGAGAACGTTTTTAAGGTGTTTAAGCAAAAAGAATTGCTCGAAGATGCCATTATTATCTATCGTGTACAACGTGCCCCGGAACGTAGAGTGTTCAAAATTGACGTGGGTAACATGCCAACACACATGGCCATGGCATTCGTTGATCGTATTAAAAACGAAATTGCACAACGTCGTATACCCACACAAACAGGTGGCGGTGGTAATATGATGGATGCCACATACAATCCGTTGAGCACAAACGAAGATTTCTTCTTTCCAGTTACAGCAGATGGACGTGGAAGTAGTGTTGAGCCACTGCCTGGTGGTCAAAATCTAGGTGAAATTACAGACTTACGCTTCTTTACCAACAAGTTATTCCGTGGTTTACGTATTCCCAGTAGCTATTTGCCCACAGGATTAGATGATGGTTCACAGGCAATGAGTGATGGTAGAGTTGGTACTGCACTTATTCAAGAATGGCGATTTAATCAATATTGTAAGCGTTTACAGGCTATGATAGTAGACAAATTAGATCAAGAATTCAAGATGTTTATGCGTTGGAGAGGTATTAATATTGACGGCAGTTTGTTTGATTTGATATTTGAAGAGCCACAAAACTTTGCAAATTATAGTCAAGCCGAAGCAGATACTGCACGTATTACTACATTTACACAGTTAGAAGCATATCCTTACTTCTCTAAGCGTTGGTTAATGGAACGTTTCTTGGGACTAAGCGAACAAGAGATGAACGAAAACGAACGTTTGTGGAACGAAGAGCAAGGCGATGTAGATGCCGCGCCCGCACCTGGTGCAGATTTACGTGGTGTAGGAGTCACCCCAGGCGGAATTGGGCAAGATTTAGAAGCAGTTTCACCGCCACCAGAAGCAGATGCATTGGGTGGAGAACCAGGAGCTGCCCCAGCAGGGGCAGGAGCACCACCAGCACCGGGCGGAGCAGCGCCGACTATTTAAGTCCAAATGGGTAAATACACACTATGTTCATAATGGAAATTTTTAAACGCATTGCCGAATCTGATGGTTATCACAGTGAAAAAGATGATAACACTGTGATGAAGCTCGGCGACATGCGTAAGACAAAACTAACATTTGCCCACTTAAACAAATTAAGAATGGCAAATGATGTGCGTAAGTTTGAACATGAAGACAAACTTAAAAAAGTTGCTTCTCAGTACAAATCGGCAGCTGAAGGTGGCGCGGGTGCAATGCCCGGCATTTGATACGTAATAAATTCGTAATAAACGCTTAAAAACACCGTTAATTCCCCATAATCTGCGCAGATTAGTAAATAATTTTACAGCTATATTATTTGAAGGGAATTTTTCATTATGACAAAATACGAACAGTTAATTGAGCATATCATTAACGAAAACGAACAAGCAGCTCGCGAGCTATTTCACACTATTGTGGTAGAAAAATCTCGTGAGATTTACGAAAGCCTAATGGACGAAGATCAAGTTGAAGAAAACATTGATCGGTATGACCAAGCAGGCGGTTTAGCAGACGATGTCACTGCTGACGAAACACACGGCCTAGGCGAAGACGACCTAGAAGGTGGAGAAATTGAATTAGACGGTGGCGACGAGTTTGGTCCTGAAGAAGGCGGAGAAGAAGCCCCAGCTGAAGAAACATTCCAAAATATTAAAGATGCTATTGCTGATCTTGAAGCAGAATTTGCCAAGTTGACAGGTGATGGCATGGGCGATGACATGGGCGACGAAGAAGAAATCGGCGGCGAACTAGATGGTGAAGAGTCTGGCGAAGAAGATTTCCAAGCCGACGGCGAAGGCGAAGAAGAAGGCGAAGAAATGTTCGCTGAAGCAGGTAATCCTTTTGCTAAAAAGGGGTCTGGTTCTGGTAAGTCTGGTTCTGGTAAGTCTGGTTCTGGTAAGTCTGGTTCTGGCAAAATGACTGAAGCTGAAATGATGCGTGAATACGTAGAAAAGATTTCTGCTCCTAGTAACACAGAAGGTGCCGATAACAAAGGTTCTGTAGTTGCTGGTAAGAATGACATGGGAGGCACCGCTGCTAATATCGCCAAAGGTGGTAGTGAAGCTGCTCCAGACGGAACAAGCCCAAAAGGTAAAGCAGGTGGATTTGTTAAGCCAGCACAAGAAATTGATGTTGCTAAACGTAACGTAAATAAGCCAGGCGGCAATGGTGCAGATAAGTTTTATGCTAGTAAAGCAAAAGCAAAAACCGGTGAAGAAGGCGGCGTTAACGATAACAGCCCTCTAGCCAAGTAATTAGGTCAATAATATGGCTTTGTACCTAAGAGAAAATCTTACATTTGATCGGGCCAACATTGTAGTTGAGTCCGAAGAAGGTGGCAAGAATCTCAAAATGAAAGGGATATTCATTCAGGGAGGCGTGAAGAACGCTAACCAACGTGTATATCCAGTTCATGAAATTGAAAAGGCGGTGTCCACTATTAATGAACAACTTAGTAGTGGACATTCTGTCTTGGGCGAAGTCGACCATCCCGATGATTTAAAGATTAATTTAGATCGCGTCAGCCACATGATTGAAAAAATGTGGATGGACGGTCCTTGTGGTTACGGTAGTTTAAAAATCCTTCCAACTCCAATGGGTGAACTTGTTAAAGCAATGTTAACCAGTGGTGTTAAGTTGGGTGTTAGCAGCCGTGGATCCGGTAACGTTAATGAAGGTTCGGGTCATGTAAGTGACTTTGAAATCATTACAGTAGATATTGTGGCGCAACCGAGTGCTCCTAATGCTTATCCTAAAGCAATTTATGAAAGCCTTATGAACATGAAGGGTGGCTCGCAAATATTTGAGATGGCACGTGATGCATCTCAAGATCAAAGAGTGCAAAAGCACCTGAAAGAAGCAATGACTCGCTTCATCAATGAGTTAAAGATATAACAGGAGAACCAAATGTTAGATGCTATCAAACCATTGCTAGATAGTGGCATTATTAATGAAAGCACTCAGCAGGCTATCTCTGAAGCGTGGGAAACTAAACTTTCCGAAGCTAAAGAAACAGTCCGTGCAGAGTTGCGTGAAGAATTTGCACAACGCTATCAGCATGACAAACAAGTCATGGTTGAGGCTCTAGACAAAATGGTTACAGAAAGTCTAAGTTCTGAACTAGCTGAATTCCACCAGGAAAAACAAAAGCTAGCCGAAGATCGTGTTAAGTTCAAAGTTCACATGAACGAAAGTGCCACGAAGTTTAACAGCTTCATGGTAAGCAAGTTAAGTGAAGAAATCCAAGAACTTCGTAAAGATCGCCAAGTTTATGACAATTCTATCGGTAAGTTAGAATCATTCGTAATCAAAGCTCTTGCAGAAGAAATCAAAGAGTTTGAACAAGACAAACAAGCAGTAGTTGAAACTAAAGTCCGCTTAATTGCTGGTGCCAAAGATAAACTAGCTGAACTACAACAGCAATTTATTGCTCGTAGTGCATCGCTTGTTAAAGAAGCTGTATCCAATAATTTAGAGTCAGAATTGACTCAACTAAAAGAAGACATCCAAATTGCTCGTGAGAACATGTTCGGACGTCGTCTATTTGAAGCTTTTGCTAGTGAATTCAGTGTTACTCACCTAAATGAGAACAAAGAAATCCGTAAATTGCAATCTGCACTACAAGAGTCTAAGCAACAAGTTGCTCAAGCTCGTAAAGTTGCTGTAGAAAAAGCTGCATTAGTTGAATCTAAAGAAACTGAGATTCGTGTAATCAAGGAAGGCGCAAATCGTAAGGCATTAATGTCTGATTTGTTAAAACCCTTGGCAAAAGAGAAGGCCGCTGTAATGAGCGAACTTCTTGAAAGTGTACAAACTGCAAAATTGCAGAGTGCATACGAAAAGTATCTTCCAGCTGTACTAAACAACAAAGCCTCTGTGCCCGCACCTGCTCCACAAAAGCAGATGATCGCAGAAAGCCGTAGTGAAGTTACTGGAGATAAGGCTGCTAAAAACGCCGCGGAAACAAGAGATACAAATGTTATCGACTTGAAGCGTTTAGCAGGGCTAAAGTAAACCCTAAAAGGAAAAAGGAAATATTATGACAACCGCATTACTAGAAAGCCGTTGGGGCGAAACAAAAGACGCTCTGTTAGAAGGCTTACAAGGTTCGAAAAGAACTACAATGGGTGTGATCCTAGAGAACACTCGCAAAATGTTGGCAGAATCTGCAACCGCAGGTGGCACATCAGCTGGCAGCGTAGCAACACTTAACCGTGTTATTCTACCTGTTATCCGTCGTGTTATGCCAACAGTTATCGCTAACGAATTAGTTGGCGTACAACCAATGACTGGCCCAGTTGCCCAGATCCACACACTACGTGTTCGTTATGCTGATGGCGTAACAAACAGCGCAGACAGTAGTCAAACTACTGGTGCTGGTGACGAAGCACTAAGCCCATTCAAGATTGCTACACAATACTCTGGAAGCACATTCCAAGGTACTGGTGCTGGTAAGGCCAACAGTACAGCTACATTAGAAGGTGTACCAGGTAACCGTATCAACGTTCAAATCTTGAAACAAGTTGTTGAAGCTAAGACACGTAAGTTGTCTGCACGTTGGACATTTGAAGCTGCTCAAGACGCACAAGCCATGCATGGTTTGGATGTTGAAGCAGAAGTTATGGCCGCTCTTGCACAAGAAATCACAGTTGAAATCGATCAAGAAATTCTTGGTTCTTTACGTGCTCTTGCTGCTACTGAGTATACATACAACCAAGCTACCGTTTCTGGTACTGCTACATTCGTTGGTGACGAACACGCTGCTCTTGCTGTTTTAATTAACCGCGCAAGCAACTTGATCGCTCAACGCACACGTCGTGGTGCAGGTAACTGGGCTGTTGTTTCTAGTGCTGCGTTGACAGTATTGCAATCTGCAACTACTTCAGCTTTTGCACGTACAACAGAAGGCACATTCGAAGCTCCTACAAACACCAAGTTTGTTGGTACATTGAACGGTGCAATGCGTGTTTACGTTGACGGCTATGCCCAAGACGGTCAAAGCGTATTAGTTGGTTACAAAGGTTCAAGCGAAGCTGATGCAGCGGCATTCTATTGCCCATACATCCCTCTAATGAGCTCTGGTGTTGTGTTAGATCCTAGCACATTCGAACCAGTAGTTGGTTTCATGACACGTTACGGATATGTTGAGTTAACAAACACAGCATCATCTCTAGGTAACGCTGCTGACTACTTGGCAGAGATCGCTGTAAGCAATTTGAGCTTCCAGTAATTTAGAGCGAAACTTTTTACCCTCGGGATGGGAAGTTACATTAAACCTGCTTCGGCAGGTTTTTTGTTGACTAAATTTAAAAATTACGGTAAATATATTGTCCGCTTACATACTGTGAGTTTATGCAGAAATCCAACTGCGTATAGCCTAGAACGCTAGACATAATACAAATTTTCAGGAGAAAACAAATGGGACGTCCTTTAAAAAATAAATTTTTTAACCCCGATAACACATCGGGACCAAGCTATGATGGGTCATCATCTGCAGACGGTGGAGAAGGAGTAAGCACTCTATCTTTTAGTAACCGTGGTGCCACATATTATAGTGCCAACGTAGCAATTACATTAGGTGCACCAACTTTACCAGGTGGAACACAGGCTACAGTTAGCAGTATTACACTATTTGGTAACGGTGCTATTAACAGTTATACTATTGCTTCTGGTTCAGGTTATTTAACTGCTCCAGCAGTTACTATCACCGGCGCTAACGCAACACCGGCTGTTGCCACATCAACACTAAATGCCAGTACCACTAGTGCCAATGCTATTGCTATTAGCGCATGGGTAACTGGTGGAGCAAGTTCAATTGCTGGTGATATTGTTAAACAAACTGGAGCCAAGAGTTTCAGAGTTGCTACAACTCAAGGTACAAGCAAGTGTACATTAACAACAGGATCGGTTGCAGAAGGACAATGCCAAATTACTGCCACTAAAGCAGATGCATCAACATTCTATGTTGCTAACATTAACGGTCACACTGTAACAGACTCAAGTGGTGTTAAATTCCTATGGAGCATTAATGGTGCAGACGGCAGTACTACTCCAGAAACTGTGAATATCGGTACAAACTAATCCATAATATGGATCGAAAATAGCACCTTCGGGTGCTATTTTTTTGGATTTTACACTTTAAGATTAAGGATAAATATCTAATAACGGAATTTACAAATGGCACAGAATACTAGATTTAACGGTACTTGGAATATTACCGGAATTGATGCAACCAGCAATGTGCAAGTCAACTCTCATTCGTTTATTGTTAACGGAAACCTAAAAGTGCTCGGCACAGTTTCTAATATTGCTGCAACCAATACTCAGATCACTGACAATATTATTACTCTGAATCAGGGAGAAACTGGTTACGGGGTTACGTCAGTATATTCTGGTATTGAAGTAAACAGAGGCACAGCTCAAACAGTATCATTGAGATGGAATGAAGCTTTGGCTAGGTGGGAATTAACCACAGACGGGTCAACCTATGTAAAGATATCAACTGGTAACAATGGACTGCCAGCAGTAGTAGAAGATCCCATTCCTCAGCTCGGCGGAAATTTGGATGTATTAGCAAGAACTATTTTTAGTTCTAATACGCAAGTCATTAAGCATGACACAAACGTGGCAATAAAAAATACCACAGTGGCTCCGAGTATAACTACAGGATACAACACATTATATTCACAAACCCCTGGTGGTGGTGGATCGGGGGTGTACATAACAAATGATACCGTCCAACAACAAGAATTAGTAACCAAAACCAAAGCGATTGTTTACGCTTTGATTATGTAAGGATATATAAACATGGCAATCACAAACAAACTATTAACAACCGGAACTGCAGCTAACGTTCTATATAGTACCAGTACAACAAGTAAGGCAGTCACCGCAGTGTATCTAGTAAACGTATCTGGCACATCTGCAACAGCAAACGTGTATGTGGTACCAACTGGTCGCAGCGATCTCGGTAACTGCGTCATTTATAGTAATGTATCTATAGCAAATTCTGACAGTTACATTGCAGATACTGAACGTATTATTTTAGAAGCTGGTGACAGTGTATGGGCCAATTGCAGTGTAGCAAACGGTATTGTGATGACTGTTAGTTCTGTGGGAATCTAACAATGGCCCGATACCTTAAAAATACTCAACTTAAAGGTGGCAGCTATGCTATCCAGTTACCGATGGGCACAGATAGTCTTGGTCCAGATGCACCTGTAGATGGGCAAATTCGGTATAATCAATCCAATAGCAAGGTTGAATTGTGGTACAACAATACATGGAATATGGTTGCCAAAATTGGTACAGTGACTATTGAAAAAGATACATTTACCACAGTTGATGCACAAACTTCTTATGGAGATATGAAATATACATACAGTGCTGGTCAAGAAGAAAATGTTGTTGTATTTGTTGGTGGGGTTCATCAAGTACCCGGAACCAACTATCAATTTGATGGGTCGAAGAAAATTAATATTAACCCAAGCACTGGCGGTACTGCTAACCAAACAATTATCGTTATACATAATTTAAACAGCACTAAAACAATCGGAGACTAACCAATGGCCATTGGTAAAATTTCCGGCTCAATGTTGCAGAATAATCTGGACCGCCAAGGTTCAGATATTCAATTTACAACCAACAGTCAAACATTGGTTTACATGGACTTTGCTCAGTTCAGAATGGGTGTAAATACCAGTTCACTGAGTGAAACACTAACAATAAATGGCAATCTTAGTACAAGTAATGTAGTTATTAGTGGATCCACTATTTCTGCCAAGTCCGGAAATCTTTCTATTGGTAGCCCAGTTAATTTGGGGAATATTAGTAATGTATACATCACTGGTGGTGCAGCCAACTATATCATAACAACAGACGGCAACGGTAATTTAAGTTTCATTGATGCAAATGTACAGCCGGGTATTGCGGCAGTGGAAGCAAATATTGGTGCATATCAATTATGGACCAATGCAAACATTGGATCTTACCAATTATGGTCCAATGCAAACATTGGCGCATACCAGATGTGGGCCAATGCCAATTTAGCAACACAAACAACAAATTTCAACACCCTATATGCCAATGTTGGTGCATATGAAACATATGCCAATGCCAATTCAGCCACACAAGCAACATATATTAATACCATAAACTCAAATGTGTCGGCGGCAAATACAGCCATTGCCACATTACAAACACAAGTGTATTCAAATGCAAATGTGGCCAGTTACTTGACAGTATTCAACGGAAATATCAATGCTGGAAATATTACACTAAGTGGTAATTTACTTACGGATTATATTGCAGGTAATACCAGTAATGTAATAACATTTTCTAGTACAGGAGCAATAAAATTACCAGTGGGGTCAACTGCACAACAACCGGTGGGGTCAAATGGGTTAATTAGATTTAATTCTGACATACCCACAGTTGAATACTGGTCGGGTTCAGGGTGGGTTCCGTTGACTAATACTGTTACAGATCAAATTATTACCCCAGACGGAATTGGTGAAGACGGTTTTGGATTCACTTATAAATTATCCCAAACCGCAACTGATGTTGGGGTATTGGTTAGTATTAACGGTACATTGCAACAGCCCGGGCTGGCCTATACTGTGAGCGGGGAGTACATTACATTTAATGAAGCACCGCTGGCAGGTGACAAGGTCGATGTGATTGATATTCGCTTCTTAGGCGGTGTTGTGTCATTGAATAATACATTATCCGACGATTTAATTGTATCGGGTAATTTAACAATAAGCGGATTACTATCTGCGCCACTAACAACAAAAGCAAATAATTCTCCAGGATCAGCAGGACAAGTTTGTTGGGACAGCGGTTATATCTATGTA